GTCGCATATTTTCCTAGTAAAACGTTTTAAAAGGGCACTAGAACAAAAACGCCTGACACTGATGGGATAACCGGGTGTCTTCCGGCCTTGGCCGGACTAAATTAAACAGATAAAAATTTTTTCAAATTTTCACCCTAAATTTTCATAGCTAGTCTTATAGCGCATCAATTGTGATGCCTTTTATCAAACAATGCCTAAAAACAGAAACCGTAGAAATAACATGAAGAAATCCAAGCCAAAGAAGAAAAATTATGTAGCCAAAGCCTTGAGTGCAGTTGCCAATGTGGCTGCGAGAGAAGTTTTGTCTAGAACTATGGGACCAACTATGGGTGATTTAGCTCATTCAGTAGGTAAAGAGTTCGTTGGTTCATTCAAAAAAGGCGGTAGGATTAAGAAAACAGGTTTGGCATTAGTTCATAAGGGGGAAACTGTCGTTCCGAAGGGTGGCGGCAAGTTAAGACTTTCAAACTTAGCAACCAAATTATTGAGAGCATATACTCACCCATTTTCTAGAGAAGCAGAAGGTGCACATTTTTTGGACACTCCAAATATCCGATCTCAAAAAGTAATGGGTTTTATCCGAGGGACTGCAGTGATTGGTACTAGTAACTTTGGTTTTATTGCTATAGCCCCAACATTAGCCAACGACACCCCATGTGTTTATTACACAACCACGGCATATGCTTTGGCGCAGACAACGCCTCCTCCAAGTGATTCTGCATCAATAACAGGTGGTGCCAATTACCCAGCAATTGCAACTATGTCTAACTTGCCATACACCAAAGATCAACTCAATGCACCCGTTGCACCCAATACCATCATTAATGGTAGAATGGTTTCAGTTTCTTTAAAAGTGTCTTATGTTGGAACAACACTGAACCAGTCTGGACTTTCGTATATTTATTCTGATCCAGACTGTGACAACGTATTAGGTCCATCTAAAGCTGCTGCTACTGCCCCCGGTACTACTGATGGCTATAATACTTCCCAATTGTCCTCAAAACTCGCTTGTGAAATTGTTGATTTCGATAGAAAAGGTGCTGCGCTTATCTGTTTGCCATCTGGAATTGCTTCACAAACAGAATACCCCCAACCTGCAAGTAACACTTGGAGAAAGTTATATCCATATTGTCAAGGTTCAACATACACTATTAATGGTACTGCTAATACTTATGGAGTTGCTTCTTCAGTCATTGCATTTACCGGTGTTGCTGGCCAGTCAGTCTATTTTGAGGCTGTGATTCATTCTGAGTATGAAGGACCTGGAGTTTCACAAGCTTTATTAACTAGTTCGATTGCTGACAGCGATGGTTGCGATGCTGTCTTGGGTATGTTGCAAAATGCTCAGTATGCTTCTGGTCGAGATCCTAGACTCACATTCCAACAATCAGTCTCTCAAGAAATGAAGCGACAAGGAATTATCCCTGGCAGAGGACTAAGGACAATCACAACTTAATTTTCATCTTATTAACATATCATATCTTTCATCTTATTTATGTTTAATCGTGTGTCATAACAATACTTATACTTAAAGTTCAATACACTTTTCAAAAGTATTTTTCAGCTGGTTTACAGCTTGGTTTAGAGCCAACTTAAGTATTGTGATGCCAAAACATCATAAAGGTAGCGAACGACAACGTCGTAAGCGCCAGGACGGTGTTTACAATGAGGATGATAATTTGATCTGGGAGGAAGTAGCAGTCAAGTCTAAAGGAGGGCGTAGAGGAGAGACTGAGTTGCTTAGGGATGAAGTTTTCAAAGAGAATTACGTTATTGAAAACAAAAAGCGAAAACCCAGGAAACCTAGTCGTCCGTTTCTTGGAGTCAGAAGTTGGGGTGTGAGACGCAGAAACATAACTTACAAGCAAATTTTAGAAATTTTACTCGATCCAGCATTTGGTCAGCATAGAATTTTATTACCTGACCGCATCATATTTTTAATTTTGAGATTTTTCTTCAAACCACCACATGTGAAATTATTTGTCACTCTTCATAATTTTTGTCTGATGTTCAGTGCTTTTGTTAAAACATACTTTCGTATTGATCGCAGACTTGGTATTGTTGATTATCTCGGTTATTGTTATCGAATTAGAAATGACGAGAGCATCATGCGCGAGTGTTTAAATAGGTTTGGAAACGCCTTTTTAGTCGCAGGCCAAGTTTTCAAAAACCCTTTTATCGCAGATAAATACAATCGAAGTAATATCATCATTCTGCACAAAATTCCGTTCAAACAGCTCATTTTATGTGCTGACAAATTTTATCTTCTTTATGGTTACGACAAGAATAATGCTTTAAACGGTAGTCACGGAGAGAAGACTGAACAGGATGATGTTGACAATGTTGATAATATTATTTTAAATTATTTGATGCAACTGCCTAAACAGAAAGCAATCGATGAGATTAATGCGTGGTATTTGGTTGAAGATGAATTAAACCTCCTCCACTTGCTGATCTACATTGACCATAATGCGTGTGATGATTGGAATTATGATGATATTACACGTGGCTATTTTGGAATCTTTTCAGATGAAATGGGCCGCCGACAAAAATTGTGGTTTGATGATAACGTCTTGTCAGATGTTAGGGATTTATTGTGGAGATTGAGACAAAATGCAATTGCGAGAACCGACCATGTCATGAATCAACTTAATGGTAGCCATGGGGAATGGACAGAGTCTGACGATGTGTTTTATAATTTCGTACCACCTTACACACCAGTTCGGGCGAGATTTGATAGTTTTGCGGACTACCAAAGTTTCGGAGTTGTTTGTAATGACTTTCTACATAGACCTGAGCAGGAATATGAATTTGATACTCTGGTTTCACAAGATTTCATGACAAATTGTTTTGATTTGTTTTTTGAGAAGGCAACTCGGCACCATTTAATGGACCCTAGGTGGAACCCATTTATGAAGATGCTTGTTGATTTGTTATATCAAAGTGAAAATTATCTAATTTTTGAGTTTCTTTCAGTATGCTTTATGGTCACCCAGATTCTATCATTATGGTACATCTTAAAGGCTATAATCTGGGTTTGCAAGAAATCCATTATGACGTTTATCAGCTTAGTGTGGTTTCCATTTAGATGCTCAATTTACCTGTTTAAAGTTGCATGTTTACGTAATCTCAAGGGTGGCATGATACCAATGTCTAAGGGTAGAAGTATGATCAGTAGCAAAGTTAAAAATTCAGGAACTGGTGGCAAGTCTAAACTGTCGCGCCCAGCAGACGCGCCACCTGAAGGAGTGGCTCGAGCAAGGTTTATTGATATAATGAATGAGCAACAGAATGAGGCTGATTTAGCAGACGATTCTGAATCGGATGTTAGCACAGTCTCTGGGATCCCGCTTAATTTGGTCATCAATGATAACGAGTGGATGGTTGAACATTGGAAAGACTCCGAAAGACCAAAGACTGGCTATAAAGAATGGGTCAATGATTGGCACAAAATAAAAGACCAATTCATCTATTCTGCAATGCCCAATGTCGTCACACAATTTGAGTCCAATTTCTTGGTTGAAGGTTTTGAGATGGATTGTATTGGGGCGCCCTTCTGTGGTATGACTTGCATAGATATAGCATGCGGAGTTCTGCCGAAGGTTGACGTATACCTCAAGAAGTCGAGACACTTTGATTGTGTTTACGACAATGGTTCTTCAAATAATATATGTCGCTATGGGCATTATCGTGGAGTAAATGTTTGTATACATTACAAGACCGAGTTGAATGAACATGTTGTTGAGAGTGAGGCTAACCCTGAATGGAAATGGGTCCATCTAAGCTTAAAGAGGGTTTGCGGGAACCAGCTAAGAGAAGAAGACTTGTTGGATGATGAATTCGTTGGTCATTATTATTTGATGGTAGGAACCCATGGTAACAAAACTAATTTGTCTTTACCTCCAATAGACGTTGACGAACAGCTCAAACATGGTTTAACAACTTACGATCTCTTAATCAAAGAAATCGGGAAAAATATTTTTGGAACACTTATGGTTTACTCGTTGTATAAGATAATTCAAGGCATCGCTTTCAGTTTCACATGGGTGAAGTGGAGAGTTTATTGGGTGCTTTTGGTACTATTCTTCCAAGAGTATTCCGCCGCTTTCCACAAGAATGGGTTTAATGTGAGTGAGGACTACTATGGACCTATAAACACAGCCAACAATGTTACTGTAGGGACTTTAATGGCCTTACATACGTTACTGAGCATATTAGTTTATTTCCATAAGTTCCTGTGTCTCTACTCGTACTTTTGTTATGCTTTTTCCGTGGTTGAAGTTGCCGTTTTAGGAGATGTGAGGAGAAACAGAAATGACGACGATCTCAGATGTGTCAAAGAGAGAAGAACAAAGATAGAATGTCAAGATCATTATCAAGAAGTCAATTTCGTTAGGATGATTCAATTTCACGGGAAAAATTTTGGCGGAGTGGAAGATCACGTGGTACATTTTGAGTGGGCTGAAGTTGAGAGTTATTGCATGTTCACATGGATCAATTGCATCTTTTCTATATTCTATGGTAGAACGATTTGGTTCTGGTTTCAATTGATAGTCCTTTACTTAATTTTAGGACGTATCAGGAGTTTCAGTCTCATCCACAAGTTAGCTAAACTAGTTCTCAGATGTGTGTTAAAGAAATATGAATCAAAAATGCAATTGGTCTCAGTTGTCAGAGCGCTACAAGCTATTAAAGAAGGAGAGTTTCTCCCAGTGGATATGAAGGATCGATGCTTGGCTACAATCGGCAAAATGTCTTATGTGAACACTGATGATAGTGTGCCCAACATTTTCAAGAATACTGAAAATTTCGTCCGCTTGTATTTCAAATACCAAACCAACAAAAATCAGCCTGTTTTTACCAACATTAAATATGCTTACAACGCCATGGGTAAAACCTCTTACATTGGCGATGTTGACGCATTGAGAGTTAATCAAATGGACAATGTGGTGGGAGGTGGCGAAAAGCCCAGTTATCAACGTAATGGTATTGTGAAACTAAATGATGCTCCAAAAGAAGAGAAAGACAAGAAGATTGTTGCTTATGCACCTCTCGGCTCAGCTTTCACGGATTTGGGCCAGCTTGGACCAGGTAATATTACCATCACAGAATATTACAGTTTAATTGCCGCGTTTGCTGGCCGTAGTATGACCAAAGTTGTTGACACAAGCTCTGAGTTGATAAAAGAGTTTATTGGATTTTCAAAATCATGGCTCGAACCTTTTATAGAAGGCACTGATGTGTCTGATATTATTGAAGTTGATCCGGTTGATAAATTTAGAGAAATAAATGTTGGCAAGAAGTCAGTTCGGGCGATTCAAAGTAAATTGGATGCTTACAACAAGGTGGTCAATGAGTGTGAAGAAGGCAAAGATGTTAGAGAAAATTGGTTCTCTTGTTTTGTCAAACTGGAAGATAGCACCAAAGTCGTTGGGGGGACGGCTAGAGTGAGACCCAGATTGATTATGACAATGAGTGATTATTTCACAGTTAGAATTTGCCAGGTGATGGACATCTTGAAAGCATGGTGCCATGGGCCGTTTAGTGTTTATCAGGTTAAAGGCTTAACTCTATTCGAATTTATTGAGAAAATAGAGTCTGCCACTGATGGCAAACATATGGTCACGGACTACTCTGCTTTTGAAGCTTCAGTTTTTGGGGCTATTAAAGACATTGAAAATTATGTCATCACGTCCTTGTTGAACAAATCCCGCTTAGAAACCGTTAGCAAATTGTGGATTGACGTAAATGATTTTTGGGAAAAGAAAGAACATGTTAACATAAAGAATCGTAACCGTAAACTTAAGAATAGAGCTGGAGTCTTTTCTATAGACTCAAGGTGTTCTGGCGATTATCACACTTCAGTTGGCAATGGGATAGTAAATGCCTGTTTAAACGCATTTGCTTATTTTAAGAAAGTTGGCAGTATGGAGGGGTTCTCATGTATAGTTGAAGGAGATGATGGCATCATAGACCCGGAAAAGACAGATACCGCTATAATTAATAATTGCGGATTTTCTTTTTCTCAGGATGTCATGGGTTTCAACTGTGGGGACACTGATTTTTTGAGGTGTCGTTGGGTTCAGGGTAGGTGCTTAGTTAATGTAGGTCGTGCTTTAAAGAATCTCTTTTGGGTTACTTCAAGTACTCCCATAAGTGATGAAAGAGCTAAAGAAATCTTACGTGCTAAAGCTTTAAGCCTTCATTCTACATGCCCTAACCACCCTATATTATCTAAAGCCATTGAGAGGATATTGCGATCAACGAATCAATTAAGTTCAAAGAAATTGGGAAAATTAAATGCTGACATGAACCGGAAATTTGGTGTGTCCAAACATTTGAATATGAGAATAGAGGAATTAAGTTATAGCGATTATTCCTTTGTTGATGATAGCCTTAGAGCGCTAGTAAGTGAAGGTGCTCTAGGGTTTCCACCAATCCCAATTTGGTTGCAATATGAACTGGAAGACAGATTAATCAACGATGAACATTTTTATGTTGGTAATTTATTAGATGAATATGATGACATACGTAATGCCAAGTTATGTTATCAATGGAAGACGGCTCAACCAGCAAGCCGCCTTAGTTTTGAAATGATAGAAACTATGAAAATTTTGGCAAACCCCGGCGATGCTTCCATATAAGAGGAATGTGTAGAATCTTTAAACCATGATTCAAATATACATAACTACCGTCCTTCACTACAGTGATTGAGGCTGGATGGTGAACTTAATGAGACGCTTAACCGCTTA